GTAACTGATTTAGCTATCAAAAAATTTAAAAAATAATGCAAGAGAGTTTCGACTACCACGTTAAAAAGCTTATTCAAGAACGAATCAACGATAAGAAAGATGATTTGTTGAGTAGGAGTCTTAGTTCATTTGATCAATATCAATATGAGTTAGGAAAGTTACACGCTTTAGAGCAGTTATTAATGGACTATCAAGAAATATACAAGAAGGTGTTTAAAGATGAGTAGATTAATTTTACCAGAAGGTTTCAACAAAAAACCTTTGACTAAAAAAGAAGAGAAGAAAGATAAAGACGAAGGTCCTGCGTTAGAAAGAATACCACAAGCAACAGGATGGCGAATCGTTGTTTTACCTTATAAAGGCACAGAGAAAACTAAAGGTGGTTTATATCTCACCGACAAAGCTGTGGAAGAACAACAACTTACAACGAACGTTGGAATGATCTTAAGTATGGGCTCTGATGCTTATGCTGATAAAGATAAATTTCCCAATGGTCCGTGGTGTAAGAAAGGCGATTGGGTTGTCTTTGCAAGATACGCTGGATCAAGAGTTAAAATTGACGGTGGAGAAATTCGTATTCTCAATGATGATGAAATTTTAGCCAAATTGAAAGACCCAAAAGACGTACTAACAATTTATTAAGGAGATAAATATGGCTGACGAAAAAATGGTAGACCTTGACACTACTGGAGAAAGTCAAGAGGTTGAACTTCAAGAAGAAGATAAATCTACTGAAGATAGTAAAGTCGAAGAAAAAGAAGCTACTTCTCAAACAGATGCTTCTTCTAATGAAGATTCCAACGACGACTCTAATGATGATTCTAAAGAAGACGGTTTAGATAAATATTCTAAAAACGTTCAACGAAGAATCAAAAAACTTTTAGATAGAATCGAAAAGACTGAACAAAGAGAGCAAGAAGCTCTTCGCTTTGCTGAAAGTGCAAAGAAAAAATACACCGAGTATGAAAATAAAATTAAGTCTTTAGATGAAAACTACATTACAGAGTATGAGACAAGAGTTAAGTCTCAGATTGAACAAGCTAAAAAAGCTTATCAAGACGCTTTGTATAACAATGATGTGAACGCTCAAGTTGATGCTCAAAGAGCTTTAACAAGATTAGCGATTGAAGAGGAAAGAGCAATTGCTTCTAAGCAACAAAGAGAACAGTTATTAAAACAACAAGAAGGATTAATGGCTGAAAGACCTCAAGCTCAATCACCTGTTCAAAGACAACCTGATCCAAGAGCAGAGCAATGGACAGAAGATAATAAATGGTTTGGACAAGATGAAGCCATGACATTTACTGCTTTAGCACATCATAAAAAACTTTTAAGAGAAGGTTTTGATCCTAAAAGTGATGAATATTATGAAGAAATTAATTCTTATATAAAGAGTCAGTTTCCGAATAAATTTCAAAACCAACAAACAGAAGCAAAAGAAAAAGCACCACAAACAGTGGCTGGAGCTTCTCGAACAGGTAAATCAAGTGGTTCTAAGAAAAAAGTTACTCTTACCCCTAGTCAAGTTGCAATTGCAAAAAAATTAGGAGTACCTCTTGAAGAATACGCAAAATATCTATAGATTGGAGACAATATGGTAAATAAAACGCTAAGATCCAGTGAGACTAGGGAAAAGACAGCTCGTAAAAAAGGTTGGACTAGACCGTCTGCATTGGACGCACCCCCAGCTCCAGATGGTTACAAACATCGATGGATCAGGGAATCAGTCAGAGGATTTGATGATTATAAAAACATCAGTGGAAAAATACGAGAAGGTTGGGAATTAGTCCGAGCCGACGAGTATCCTGACTGGGAACTTCCTACTATCGAAGATGGTAAACACGCTGGTGTGATAGGGGTAGGTGGGTTACTGTTAGCTCGCATGCCAGTAGAGACAATTGAAGAGCGTAATGCTTATTACAGAAGCTTGACTGAGGGCCAAAAACAGGCTGTCGACAATGATCTACTGAAGATCGAGGATCCAAGGATGCCGATCAGTAAACCCCAAAGGCAAACCAAAGTAACTTTTGGTTCAGGAAACAAGTCGTAATCGGCACGGTTTGTTAAACGACCAATATTAACACGTATTACAAAGGAGTAATATTATGGCAAACGTAGACGCACCATTCGGGTTTAAACCCGTACAAAAAGTGGGTGGCGGTGTATCAAACCAAGGGCAAACTGAATATGCTATTGCTAATGGTGAGAGCTCAGCTATCTTCCAAGGTGATCCAGTTTTATTAGCTAACACTGGTTCTGTGCAAGTTGCTTCCTCTGCTGGTGATACTATTGTTGGTATTTTTAACGGTTGTTTCTATACAGACCCAACAACACAAAAACCAACTTTCAGTAATTACTATCCAGGAAACGTAGCTGCTTCAGATATCGTAGCTAATATCATTGATGACCCAAACCAATTGTTTGAAGTTCAAGCAAATGGAACAATAACAGCTGCTAACGTAGGTGAGAACGCAGAAACTTCTTACACTGCAGGTAGCACAAAATCAGGTATATCTAAAGCTGAAGTAAATACTTTTGCATCAAATGGTAGCTCAACATGGATTATCGTAGGTCTTTCAAAAGATCCAGATAACGATGATACATCTGCAGCTAACGGTAATTTGATCGTAAAACCAAACCTTCACTATTACACTGGTGGAAAGGCAGGGGTATAAACCATGGCTATATCAAGAAGTCAACTCGTTAAAGAGTTAGAACCAGGTCTAAACGCACTGTTTGGAATGGAATACTCAAGGTATGAGCAAGAGCACACTGAAATCTTCGATCAAGAGTCATCTGACAGAGCATTCGAAGAAGAGGTAATGTTATCAGGTTTTGGATCTGCTCCAGTAAAATCTGAAGGTGCTGGTATCTCTTACGATACAGCAACTGAAGCTTATACTTCACGTTACACACACGATACAATTGCATTAGGCTTTTCAATTACTGAAGAAGCGATCGAAGATAATCTTTATGATCAGCTTTCTTCTCGTTATACAAAAGCTCTTGCAAGATCAATGGCAAACACAAAGCAAGTCAAAGGCGCTGATGTTTTAAACACAGCTTTTGCTACTGCAGGTAATGCAGGTACTAACCCTGGTGGCGACGGTGTATCTTTAATTAATACACAACACCCATTAGCTGTTGGTGGTACTTTCTCAAACAGATTAGCAACTGATGCTGATTTAAACGAGACATCACTCGAGCAGTCATTAATTGACATTGCTGCATTTGTGGATGAGCGTGGTCTTAAAATCGCAGTTCAAGGTAGAAAACTGATCATTCCAAAAGAATTACAGTTTACTGCTGACAGATTAATGAATTCTGTTTTAAGAACTGGAACTTCAGACAATGACATCAATGCTATCAGAAACATGGGAATGATTCCTGAAGGTTATGTAGTAAATCACTTCTTAACTGACACAGATGCATTCTACATTAAGACTGATGCACCAAATGGTCTAAAGCACTTTGTTAGAACACCTATGTCCACAAACATGGAAGGTGATTTTGACACTGGTAACGTAAGATACAAAGCTAGAGAGAGATACTCATTCGGTTTCTCCGATCCTAGAGGTATTTTCGGTACTTCAGGTGCTGCTTAATCTAACTACTTTGAAGAGGGAGTTTTTTGCTCCCTCTTCTCTCTAAAATGATCTGTAATATTTGCAGACAAAGTTTTAAAAAAAAACGATTTAATCAACTTTATTGTTCCTCCACTTGTAAAGAAAGAAATAAAAAAAAGCCTTGGCTAAGACATCGAAAAAATTCTTGTGAAATGTGTGGATTTATTCCTAAATTTATGTGTCAACTAGATGTCGATCATATCGACGGTAATAGAGAAAATAACGACGTTATTAATCTTCAGACTCTTTGTGCTAATTGTCATAGATTAAAAACATACGAATCTAAAGATTGGAAGATTAGATACAAATGAAAATGTTTACTGTTGTTGTTTTATATGATTAAATACAGTTTCTAGTACAACAACGAATCATACGAACAGAGCTAGACTGACGGTATAGAGATCGTATGATGAGGTCTATACAACCGAGGAGGTTTAATATGGCAAACTCAACATGGTCAGGTCCAGTAAGATCCGAAAACGGATTTGAAGTTGTTACTAAAAATACAACAACTGGAACTTTCACAACATCTTTAGACATTGCATCTGATGGAAGCATTGATCTAACTTACTCCAGTACATCAACTGGTGGTACAAACATTGAACCAGTCGTTGTAGAAAATACAATGACAGGTGCGGGTGGTTTAGCTGGTCGTTCAAGATTTCAGTTAAATGCAGACGCAGCTCTTGGTTCTTATTCTAACGCATTAAAGGCAATCACAGTTTATGGAGCTAATGGTAGCACAAGTGGTTTGGGTTCAGCAGCAGTTATGGAAATGACAATGTCTGCGGGAACATCTTCTGGTACTTACGCTCCTGTTGAGGTTGAACTCAACATGCCAGCTAATGCATCAACAGGAACTGCGACATCTTTATTTTACACATCAGTGAACGGAGACGACGCATCTACTTTTGATGATAATGGTTTTGTTATGAACATTGCTGGTTTAACTGCAGGTTCAAGTAAAGCATTCGCTAGCAACGGTTCAATTGGAAATGTTGATGAGATTACTCATGGACTAAAAGTGAAGATTGGAAGCGAAACATATTATCTATTACTTGCTAACGCAGCAAACTTTGCAGACTAAGGAGTAGAACATGGCCTACGATAGTGATGTAAGCGTTAAAGGTGCAGGAGCTGGTGCTACTACTGTAATCAATGCCTCAAGAGCTCGTCTCAAAGGATTTATTGTTGGTACAGGTGCATCGGGTAGTGATGGCACTGTAACATTCAGTGATGGTGGCGTTGCAAAATTCAACGTAGCCGTTGTTGGTGGTACATCAGACGTGGCAATGAATATTGCTGAACAAGGGGTTCTATTCAAAACCAATCTGAGTGTGACGACTGTCAACACAACTTGTACTGTATTCTTTACAGGTGCATAATGGCGGACAAGCAACCACCAAAAACTAAAAAATATTTCCGCCCCACTAAACAAGGGGCGGGAATGACCAAAGCCGGTGTCGCTCGATACCGAAAAGAAAATCCTGGTTCAAAATTAAAAACAGCAGTCACAGGTAAAGTAAAACCTGGAAGTAAAGATGCCAAAAGAAGAAAATCTTTCTGTGCTAGAAGTGCAGGACAAATGAAAAAATTTCCGAAGGCAGCCAAAGATCCTAATTCAAGATTAAGACAAGCACGTAAACGTTGGAGGTGTTAAATGGAGATAAGCGATAAAACAACAGTAGGCATGCCTATTAGAAATTTAATAGCAATTGCAGTATCTGTAGCCGTTGGTGTATGGGCATATTTTGGAATTATTGAACGATTAAATATCTTAGAAACAAATCGTCAATTAATGGAAGCTGACCTTTTAAAAAAGGCAGAGCAAACTCCTAAAAATTTAGAGATATATATGCTCATTGAAATGAATGCAAAGATGATTGAAAAACACGCCTTACAATTAGAAGAAAATTTACACACCCAAGTGATGCTTGATCATTTAGAAGAACAAGTAGATAAACTAACCAAAGACGTAGAAAAGTTAAAAGATGCAACAAGAGATATTGCTTTTAGCAATGGGAACGGTCACTAATGTGGAAAGTCGTAATGGTTCTTTGTTTATTTAGTGGCAATGGTGAATTGTTAGAACATGTTTACACAACTGGTGTGGGCGAGTGTTTAGAAAAAAAACGTGTTATGAAACGCAATATGGGTCCAACCGTAACGATTACTTGTGGTGAAGCAGAAGCGGAGCTAGAAGAAATCCAAGGTAGAATATTCATAAAAAGCATTCGCAAAATGGAACATTAATGATATAAAAAACTATGCAGTTAGATAAACTAAAAGATTGGGGTTCATTGTTAACAAGATGGGTTTTATTGTTTATCGCTATAATCTTTGCATGGTCTAATT